AGAAGGTCAAAAGGATGGTCAAAAAGCAGGAGTTACTTCTCCTGCTTTTGTAATTTTTCAGCATATTCAGTTAATGTACTGCCAGTTCTTATAGTCAAGTTTTCTATTTTGCGTTCACCATTAACTAATCGACTTAAAATAGATAATGTAACGCCTGTATCTTTATTAATTCTATATTGAGTTGCATTATTTAACAGCCATTCAATTTTCTTGGTATCTACTTTCATATTATCACCTACTTAAATATAAACCATACTATTAATCCAATAAAGATAAGCCATGCGACAAATGCTTTCCAATCGAAAGGTTGCCACCCTTTTTTAAATGTTACTTTCATAATCGTTATTTTTATGATAAGATATAGGCAATCGAGAGGGGCTATTCGCCCCACTCAATCGTCCACTCGAAGAAGAAGATAAACAAGTTGAGTCTGATTTTGAAACTTTGTTTTAGCTTCATTTTGAGTGGCCTTTTTTTTGCCAATCTTCTCATATTTTTCTCCTTTCTTTATTGTTAAGGGTATCTCCCTTACATTTAATAATATACCACTTTAGTGGTATATTGTCAACGGTTTTTATTAAATATTTTGAAAAAATGTAAAAAAAATAAGCCTGCTCAATGAGCAGGCTTTATAAATTATTTAACTGTAATCAATCCTTCAGGCTCTACCGTGAAGTCTGGCTTTTCTGCCATTGTTCCGTCTTCACTAATATAGTACCATCCATCCTTGCCTTTAACAAAAGCATTCGATTCCATAAATCCATTGGTTGTATTTAAATAGTACCATTTGTCGTAATATTTAACCCAGCCAGTAGCCATGCTGCCGTCTGACTTGAAATAATACCATGACCCAGATATTTTCTTCCAGCCTTTAGTCATTGCTCCTCTGTCATCTAGCCAATACCATTTATCTGCATCTTTTAGCCAACGATTGATGTAACAATAACCGTTACCGTCAAACCAGAACCATTCCCCTCCTACATTCTGCCATTTATTCACAGGATAACTACCGTCAACATTTTTGAACCACCAACCTGTAGAATTTTTTTGCCATCCAGCTTTCAATTCAGTCAATCCGTTCTCAATATCATATTTGAATTGTTCACGGCTAATACCCCATTTCGCCAGATAAGGATATGGATCTACATGATCACTGTAATTTGCAGGCTGATTATACGTGCAATATTCATGACTCTTAATTCCTTCTAAATCATCAGAATCTAGCGTTTTTGGAATATCTCCTTCATCAGCAAGAGCTCTTAATAATTCGATGTATAATCTGTAATCTTTTAAGAATTCCTCTTTTGTTTTATGACTCTCGATTAATTCGACTGCTGCATAAGTTTCAAAGTTCCAACCACCACCAACATCATAAGCACCGTTATTTACTGGGCCTACTTGCATAACTCTACCATTCCCAACAACGTGTGTAAAGAATCCAGAATCGACAGGTCTGCGCATGTGATAGTCTGCTTCGTTCTGAGCGGTTGAGTTAGGATTCCCTGTTGAATGCGCATGTACTTGATGGAATTTAGGCCACCCAATTTGTGGCAATCCTTCTCTGTATCTACTTGTATCGATTTCCATTGCAATTCCTCCTATAATATAGGCAGGTCCTTCTTATGCGTCCCGGCCTAGCTTGTTTTTTATTATTGATTATTCGGTAAATCGTATGTCATTGCTCGAGTACTGTCGCTTACACCACTTGTAGTAGGATCATTAACGATTCCGACAATCATTAGTACAGCGAATAGCGCATTAATAAATACTAATAATTTATCGATTGTTTCACCTAATTCCAACTTAACTCCAAACACTGCTAAGAATGTTTGAATTAATAGCGCTAGTGCTGGAACTAATGTTAGCCAAAATGTCTTGTTTAAAATACGTACTTTCCAATTGATCATCATAATTATTCAACCTCTTCCTTGTTTGTTAATTTTTTGATTTTATTTTCCTGTTGTTGCCGCATCGTTTTAAGGTACGGTTTAAGTGATTCTGGGAATGGCAACCCTAGCGCTTCCCAATTTTCAGCTAACGACACTGCGTAGCTGAAGATAAAAAATAAGCATGTGGTCACACCGATTTCTCGGTGGCCCAATGCTCTTGCATAAATAGCAGTCACAATGACTACAGCGCAAACCAACGCATGTCTGAGTAATCCATTCGTGCTGGTTTTGCTATCAAATCGTTTCAATTTAAAAGCTTTGATGTAGCCAGAAACTACATCGAAGCAAATCAACCAAAACAGAATTTGAATATACGGACTGCGTATTAATCCACGCATGTGCATGATTAATATATCAAATTCTACATCAAAATTTATCATCTATTACAACTCCATGATCTCTACTACAGTTTTGTATTTCTTGATTTCTTCACGCTTGTTAGAATTCTCTTGCTCTAAACGTTGGATTTCATCATTTAAACTCTGAACTTTTTGCTCTAATTGAGCTTTTTCTTCCCCAAGTTTATTGATTTCTTCTTGCTTAGTTCTTACTTTTGATTCTAATGCTGTGATTTTTGTTTTAATTGTTTCTAATTCCATAGGTGTATGCCTCCTTAAACTTTAAATGCTACATTATCTAGATTTAACCATTGAGAATCTACATTGCTTTTTACAACTACGTTTCCTGAAGGGTAAATTGCGATAATAGCAAGTCCGTAACTATTATTTAACCCCGTCTTAAATATTCCAGATTTAGGCCGATAGCCTTCTGGTAGATTGAATATAACTGATTCTGGCTTTGTCTTTCCGTCTTTACATGTTCCTCGAATAAATACCATCCCATCACTAGTCTTAGAATACTGAACGTTACCAAAGTCGGTATAGTGTTTCCATCCTTCTGTTAATGCAGCTGTTTTCCAAGATGTTTCTACTTCGTTTGTAGATACTATAACCCAATTCTTCCAGATTCCAGATTCACATCTCCTCATGAAAATAGAATCTTGATTGAAAGGGATATATATTTGAACGCAGAAATTATTATCTGTACTGTGAGTAGTAACATTCACATATCCATAATTATTTGTTCCTGTCGGATTATGCTGCACTCCAAAGGCATGATATCCACCTGCCGTCCGCAAGTTATTCAAATCCCCGTTGAAGCGTACGGATTTACCGTTTTTATCCGTGTCTGCGAATTCCTGAATAGGTTTACCATTTGACATAATTCCGCCTTCAACGTTTAACGAGTTGTGCATCGTTGTCGCTTTAAAAAATTCGGATTGATTTTTCAATTCTGGAAAACCACCAAATCCAATCCGACCATCTCCAAGAGCTATCAATACATCCGACGATCGTACCAAGATAACTGAATCCGCTAAGTAGCTTATCTTGTCTTGGATGACTAATCTCAAGTTGTACGGCTTATCCAATGCGTAGAAAGCTCCTGAGTTAATTTGCCGATTAATCACTTCTGTTGTCTCCTCAGTTAGATTAACCGCATCTATCCATCGATTTGTTCCTTTCTCAGAATATTGAATTTTGAGCGTATAACGATTAATATTCGTTCCATTAATCATCACCGGACTAACATTTGCCAATACCGTTGAGATAATCGTCTTATTCGTCCCATTCCCTGCACGATTAGCAAGAAATGCTAAAATTTTAGGCGCATAGTAATCTGCCACATGCACTTGAATGGATTTAATAGCCGTACGCCCTCTCGAATCCGTTACCTTAGCTGTAGCTGTCAAATTCCCACTAGAATTAGCTGGAAAATCTCCTTGACTTGCTCGAACAACTAAATTCCCTAGATACAACTCAGTGGATACAATCGTAGATCCGTATGCTCCTTTAGCACCGACTGCTTCCAATCTAATAACTGACTTATCTTTCACGAAATTTCCTTTTGGAACGAATTCCGCTAATTGTGCAGTACGTTCACTAGTCGAAACACTTTCTAATGTGGGAACAATATTTTCGGGTACTAAAATAGACGTCCCATTTAAGTAGGCGTCTTCTCCAATTCTAGTATTACCTTGAAAAGTACGAACACATACATCCAACGTCCCAGTTACACTATTAGTAATACGATTAGCGTATTCGATTGGCACTGTGAACTGTGCGCTAGTATCATGATTCTTTCCTAAATCAATCCAACCGCCACCAGCCACTTGCCACCAAACTTGATGACGAAAATCTTCCACTTTTTTAGCAATAGTTACAGTAACTGGCTTTCCAAGTTCTGTAGATGTAACTGATTGGATAGCACTTGCACGAGGAATATTGGACAAGTTGACAGAACCGCTAAACCAATCAATATCACCTAAATTAGATACATTAGTTAACCTAGCCTCAATAGTGATATTCTTACTTCCATCCTCATTATGAGGAATCGTCATTACTCCTTCTCCAAAAGTAACCCAATTTCTATTCCTTAAATCGAAGCTAACGTACTCGCTGAATGTTTTTTGTCCGTTGATTTTAACTTCTGCTAATGACTCATCATTTAAATCAAAAGCCCAAGCGCTCCCACGCTCTAACCATAATTGCCACGATACAGTAGATGTATTCTTTTCTACGTTTGTGCTTGTCTCATTGACTTCTAACACTAAACTAACATATCCGTTACTAGTTGCCTTAGATATTCTTGCCAATTAAAGCACCTCCTACGTACGATATCGTTGTAAACTCTTCATTGAATCGCTCAAAAATGTGATTAGCAATAGTGACACTATTCCAGAATGTCGCACTCACAATGTTCATTGTTTGGCCAGATACATAAGCCACCACTCGACCGGAATCGATAAATTCCATTCGCTCATTCGTCATACGTATCTGTAACTTACTGCCATTCTTTCCAAGTAAGAAACCATCTTCGGAAAGACTGAAGTTAGATGCCAGCGTATTAATCAACAACTGTGACTGCTCCAAATTAAGCTCTACTGCTTTTGTTCGTTGGCCAAGTCCTTTAATTTCTTCCGCAGTCTCTTGAATTCGTTTATAAGATTCTTCGAGATTGCTAAACTTTCCAGTTAAATCTCTTAGTGTGTCTTCTGTTACCTGAGATTTATTGATGATTTCCATTACACTAGCGAATTGATTAGCATGCTCTCTGTTACGATCTTCGAATTCTTTTTGAAGGCGTTTCAGTTCTTTGTCGTCTTTCTTTAATACAGGTTCCCATTTACCATTCGTATAAATCTTTGGTACATCTTTCCCAGGCGTGCTTGTATCTGTCCATAAATCTCCAGCGCTAGGATTTGATGGTGGCGTTGGGCCTATTGATTTGTTAACGATGAAGTCTTTAATCACGATTGAATTTCTAGCAATAACATTGTTGTTTTCTAGAGCTTCGCATATAAATGTAGCCTCTCTATCAACATCATTTGATGTGATTGTTAGTTCTCTTGTGGCAGTTTCATGTAACTTGTTCCATTCTGTATCATTAGTTCCATATTTACTTTCTCTAATCCATCTGAAATTAAAACGATTAGTCATATCCGTACCAAGTTTAGAAACTGTTGAAATTAATTTAGTCTGAATGTTCCCATTTTGGAATACAACCCCTGAAGTGGATTTCAATTCTAAAACAAAAGGTACAGCAGTAGAATCAAAGACTCTCTCCTGTACCAATTGACTTAGTCTCTTTAATTTTTCGTTAACGAACACCTCATTGCTCTCTATATTTGAAATCGTTACTGTGCCAACAGTTTTGTTTGACAATGAACGTTTGATGGATGTAATTCTAGCAGATAATGCTATTGCTGGTTTAAATTCGCTGTCTGTAATTTCTGCTCGTTGACCGATTTTTACGTCTAATCCAATTTCAGATAAAGCAACTTCATACTTCACTTCTGGATAAGCCCGTTTCTTTAATTGTCTTAATCCCTCTTGAAATAATAATTCTTTTGACTTGGCAGTACTCTCATAAATATCTACAATATAGCCTCCATCTCGTGCAACATCCGCATGTCGACTCCATCGAGCGCCTTCCTGTAGATCATGTATAGTATCTCCACCAACCCAGTATCTACCATCGTTGTAACTGATTCCTTCAATTGTTAATCCGTCAGGCCCATGCACTCGAAGTGCAGTCGCTAATTTGTCAATACTTGCTGTTTTTTCTATGTTTGAGACGTTAGTTCCATATTCTAATCGGATAACTTTTTCCGCGTTATAATTTTTATAAAAATTAATTAGCTTTCTGTGCGGTTTGTCATGCAACATCTCAACGCTGTATACAATTTCTGCATCGAAATGTTTAGCTAAAGCTCTTAGACGTTTAGTAGCTGTATCGAATTGCTCGAATTTCAATTTTCTAACAGTAGAAGAAGATATCTCATTGATTCCAATTTCCCAACCTGCGTCTAATGTAAATTTGGATACATAGTATTCTAAATTATAAGATTTATCCGCCTCGTACGGCCATACAGATTCGCCTAACAAATCGAGCCCTGCATCCTCGGCTGTAATAATTTTGGCGTTATGATCTTCTTTTGTATTAGTGACTTCAAAACATCGTGTTAAATCTCCATCTGATACAAATAAATAACAACCAAGATCAACGTTCTTCACGGATTCGTGATTTTTATTTACTTTGAATTCGTAAATACCAATTCCGGTATCTAAATC